AATCTAAGATCTGCACATGGAACACAAAAGGAACACATGGAAATTGCAGAGGAATGTCGTTCAGTATTTACCGAACAATTCCCTGTCGTATCTGAAGCCCTTGAGTGGATCTAAATAATATTACAAAACGTTAAAACTTATGCCTACATATCCTGTTGTTAACAAAGAAACTGGAGAAAAGAAAGAATTATCAATGACCATGCTTGAATATTCCTCATGGAGAGATGAAAATCCAAAGTGGGATAAAGACTGGTCTGAAGGATGCGCTGGTCTTGGAGAGGTTGGTGAGTGGAAAGACAAACTAATCACAAAGAATCCTGGCTGGAATGATGTTTTACACAAAGCATCTAAGTCTCCTGGCTCTAGAGTTGAGAAGATTAACAAATAATGGCAAGAAAAAAAGATTCTCCTATTGGTGTAGGAATGACTGCTAAACAGATGAAGAGAAAACGCCCTATTAATTCGGATCTCTTAAATAAGATCGAACCGATTACAGACAATCAAAAAGTTCTCTTTGAAAATTACAAAGAGGGTAAAAATATTTTTGCGTATGGTGCTGCTGGTACAGGTAAAACTTTTGCTGCATTGTATCTTGCATTGAAAGATGTTCTAGATCAACACACACCTTACAATCAACTTTATATTGTAAGATCTCTTGTCTCAACAAGAGAGATTGGTTTCTTGCCTGGCGATCATGAGGACAAGTCTTTCTTATACCAGATACCATATAAAAACATGGTGAAGTACATGTTTCAGATGCCATCTGATGCAGACTTTGAGATGTTATATGGTAATCTAAAACAACAGGATACTATCAAGTTCTGGAGCACGTCATTCATTCGTGGAACAACGATTGACCAAGCGATTGTGTTAGTTGACGAGTCACAAAACTTGAATTTTCATGAATT